ACATCACTAATCTTATTACCATCTTCATCTTCTTTAAGTTTCAATTTCTTCATAGCAACTACGATTGAACTTGCGTAAACGAAACCTTGACCACCACTGATTTTATCATCTGGATCAAACATATCTTGACTAGCATATGTGTGATTAGTAGCAACTAAACCAATGTTCAATGAACCGAACATATTAACACAATTACGAACAAGTGCTGTTAGTGCTTTAGGCTTACGACCCATGTCACCCTTCATATCACCTGCTTCAAACTGATTAACATCAGTTGGTGTTAACAACATACCTAAACTATCAAGTACAAACAAGATTTTAGGTCTATCCGTTTCTGGAAGATTTTTATAATCTTTAACAAAAGTTGAAATTGTTTTACCTACATCGTCAATCATGGCCATGTTAAGTTTCAACAATTTACTTTCGTCTGTAGATACACCAAGCGCATGTAGCCACGCTTCGTCAAGTGCGTTTTCTGAATCTATCAATACTACAAAGATTCCTTGTTCTTGTGCGTGTCTAACAAGGTTTCCGGAACAGATGAATGATTTGCCTGCTCCTGACTCTCCGGCAAAGACAGTAACTTTGCCAAGAGGAACACCTTTATTAAAATCGCCACTGATGAGATAATTGAGAGCATAGTTACCAGTTGAGATCCAATCAGTAGGATCGTTAAATCCTATTGACAGACCTTCAATACTTTTTGTAATGTCCTTACGGAACTTACTAATGTCAAAAGGTTTTCCCATTTTAATTATCCACTTCCATTGCTAGTGCTTCTTTGATTACTTCAAAGAGTTCTGCTTCGGTAGCGCACATAATTTTACAAGTCTTCCAATCATTCTCTTTGTCTCTTCCACCAACTTCAATCATAAAGCCGTTATCATAACGATTGACTGTAAATGATTCATTTACTTTTTCTAGTTTTGTTAATTTCTTTGCCATAATATATTCCTTATTTATGTAGTCCGTTAGTATATAGTTTATCACTAAATGATACTTTATCAAACAACTCTGGGCATTTGTCTGCTAAATTATCAATTTCATAATCTAGCGGGAAATGTCTTAATGCCGCTCTTGCCCGATCTCTGATTAAACTAGGTACTCTAGGAGTGCGGCCCGGGTCGCACAGTTCCTCTAGTAGTTTTTTACCGGCTTTTATAGCACGGTAACGTTCGTCTGGTAATGTCATATTATTCTCCTAAGATAGGGGCCGAAGCCCCTATTGAGATTAAGACTTGTTTTGTCTAGCACGAATCATTGCTAGAATGTCTTGTGCTTTGTCGCTTGATGTTGCTTGCGCTGGTACTACAACTGGACTTGATACTGAAGTTTCAGGCTCATCCCAAGGTGCAGTAGAAGTTTCTGCTACGGGTGCTGTTGCGGGAGCGGATGCTTGCGTTGTCCCGCTAGATTGTTTTTCCGCTGTCGCTCCTGCAGGTGCTTCAACACCATATGGACGATAGTATGCACCCCAACGTTCAACATCATATGGTTGACCGTCTACTGATGCTTCAAACATTTCCTTGATGATACGCAATTCTGCTTCACCGGGCTTCTTAGGCAAAAAGTCTGCCAAATTGAATAAGCCATGTGATTCAATTGCCGCTGCCTCTGCTTCTGATAATGCAGATTCTTTACGTGCCCAGTTACTTGTTGAGTAATCAGCATAACCACCTTTACTTGTTTTCTTGATGTTGAAATCAAGACCACGCAAGTAATCTGTTGGCAATTCTTCCATCTCTGGATCCATCAAACTAGATTTGATGATAGTAAAGATTTGTGGACTGATAACAAATCTACGAATTGGGTTCGCAGGTGTCTTGTCATCACCTAATGGGTTTTGTTTTACAAAACCTTGGAAGAGATAACTACGTTTCTTCCAATACTTGTTTGCCATTTCTTTCAATGTTTCGTCTTTATACCAAGGACGAACTTCTGCCAAGATAGGGCAACTGTCACCATACATTTCTACGCATGGTACTTGTACGTCAATTTTCTTAACGTTAGGATCACCTTTGACGCCATTGAATGGCAACTTGATGATTTGACGCTCAACCCAGAAGAATTCATTCTTACTGTTACCGTCTGGCAAGAAACGAATTGTGGCTGTTGTGCCTTCGTCTATATTCCAGTGGGGGTAGATTGAGTTATCAGATTGGGTGTTAGAACCCTTTTGCTGTCTATTTTCTTGTGCCGAGATACGAGCACGAATTTCTGCTAATGATGCCATGATTTTATTTCCTTATAAATTGAGATGGTCTCTTTTAATATTCGCCACTACCTATTAGTGACTAACACAAGAGTAAGTATAGCAGTACATTACTCTCCTGTCAATAGTATTTATGCCAGATATGGTAAACCTCACATTTTAAGTGAGGTTTTTGAGAACTTATTTACCCAATAATCTTAGCATTGCGTCTAGTTCTTCTTGACCTTCTGCTACAGCTTGTGGAGCCATACCAATAAAGTTTTCGTTAGCACCAACTAGTTTACCGATATTGTTGTTCTTAACTTTCTCAGTTGGGCCTAATTGACCTACACGCTTTTGGTTAGCATCTAAATCTTCTGCTACATCTTCACTAGCATATTTTGCTTTAGCCTTAGCAACGGTTTCTTTACTAGCATGTTCACGACCCAATCGTTGAAGTTCTCGCATACCATCTTCACCGTACTTCTTATTACCTAAATATGCTTGTAATGCGCTTTCTTCTACTTCCTCTTCAGGGATGCCGATTGGGTTATTACTTTTGATGCTTTCTTCTTCGTTAGTCTTAGCCATTGAAGGTTTGCCGTTTTCTGGATTATTAACTCCTGCACGTCTTTTTAGGTCAATCATTAATTCATCATCATCTTTACCAACGATTGCTTTACCTATTGCCTTAGCACCTGTCTTTACTACATTACCAACTTTTTTAGCAATATCACCTAGACCTTCATCTAAATCATCTTCCGGCGCATCTTCCCCATCTTCACCACCAAATGTATCGTTTCCCATATCACCATACTCTGGTTCTTCGCTAGCTTCTGGGCCACCTTCGCCTTCAATTAAACTATCAGCCCATTCAGCTAATGCGTCAACTTCTTTCATTTCACCCAAGTTCTTTTGTAACTTACTTAATATTGGCATTACACTTTCAATGCGCGGATCTAATGTCTCTTGTACAAACAATTCATTTAAGTTACTTGTATCTGTTTCATCTTCCATTAATGGTGGAGTCCAACTTTCAAAGTATGCTTCGTAACCACGCTTGCCAGTCATTCTACTTAGTGACTCACGCAAACCTTGATAGTGATTGATTGCTTCATTAACTAACTTCTGTGCTGATTCATTGAATTGCCCATTGCGTGTAGCACGAACAAAGCCAGCCATCTTTTGATATTCTTCACATAAGCCTTGAATATGATTCCAACGCTCATCATTAACTTTGCCACCTTCAGCAATATGTCTAGCATACACACGTGCAATGCCAGGCTTCTTCGTATCAAGTAAGAATCTCTCGCCCATTTGATTCTCTAAGAAAATCTTATTGATGTTGCGATAGCGTTGTTCACCTTCTTCAATTTGACGACTGTGTTCAATTACAATCTTTACGCTAGGTATGTTATCGCTATAACTGCGACTCTTACCCATTGCGTGGTAGCCTTCTGATATTTTGTCTTTTTTGTTCATGTGTTCTCTCCGTGCCATGTCGCCCTCTAAATGGGATCTGTCTTTTAATTGCCAACTTAGTTGATTGTGCATTGCCCAAGACTTTAATTGTTTAAGTAATCCAGTCCAACTATCATCATACCCTATATCAGGAGTTGATCCAGATGGACTTTCTGTTACGTCATCACTATAGTATATAGTTAATGCATGGTTATCATCAATCGTAGCAAAAACAGTTCCATAATCTTCACCGTCCTTACTGAAGGTAAACTTAAATACATCAGCTTCATCTTCTACTGGAGTAACGTTTCCTTTAGAATCCAGTGGTTTTGGCTTGTATTTTGATAGTCTTTTGTAAAGTTGTCGGTTTAATGTTTCTGTATTAATTGGCATGATAATATATTTATCTCAACTATTAACTTATCACGGCAAAAAACGGCAAGGGAGCTATCATTTCGTCATGGTCACGAATCTGATTCTCTAAATCAAAGTGATAGTCGCCCAACTGCTGTAACATGCGGGTCACTAATAAACTAGCCATAATTAAGTCATCTGTATCGCCAATTTTAGCCGCATAACTTCCACCATTTGCTACAAATGCTTTTAGTTCACTTATAAGACTACGACTATTTACGGTCATTTTCTTACTTTCAACTAGTGTTTTAAACTTAGCACAACTAGCTAATTTGCTTTTATTTGTTGTATTGAACCCTCTACGACCTTTACCTGATTCACTGATAAAGATACCCGGGATGTTAGCCTCACCATATTCGTTTAATGACACAATTGCGGCTTCACCGATACCATTACATTCAACACTATAATAGATATTGTTTGGCTCTCCTGTACATTCTGTTATATATTTGTTAATTTGTGCTAATAGTTTAATCTGACTAGGAATATCAGTTTTGTTGTGTTTCCACTCACCGATCTGTGTAGTTGTATTTGCTTCAAATATTTGAATAGCGGCAGGGTCGCCACCGGTGCCAAGACTTGGGTCTAATCCCACACAATATATATTACCCTTCTTGGGTTTATCATACCAACGAACTTGGCCCATACGATTGATGGGTTCTATACCTTCCATCATTAATAATGTATTAGGATTGATAAGTGTTTCGTCAGCAATAATGAACTCACAACCGATCTCTCGGTTAAAACGATCCTCACCAAGCTGTGCCTTCATTTCATCAGCCCACTTTTGGTCTCGTCCCGGTTGTTCACTCCAATGCGCTCTATACGCTCTGAAGCCGTTAATACCTAATTCTGTTGTATTACCAAACTCATCTTCGGTCTTGTTAGCACTTTTCCAAATGAACGCAAACTGATCCTCATCACTGTTTGGTGTACTTGTGATAATAGCTTTACCACCAGTTGATAGTGTTGGTGTAATAGCTGTCCAGAATTCTTTAGCGATACTTGGTCGAACGAACGCAAACTCGTCCAGATATAATAGTGTAATAGACATACCACGACCTGTATTTTCAGTGGTTGTTGCACTAACGATACGACTACCGTTCTCAAAGTCTAATGAGCCTTTGTTATATGTTGTTACACCTGCTTTAATATGATCGGGACAGTTTTCATATGCATAACGAATACGTTGCATAATCTCCTGAGCACCTGTGTATTTGTGTGCCGCAACTAAGATAGTACTATCAGGCACAAACATAGCATACCAAAGTAAGTATCCAGCCGCTGAAGTTGACTTACCTGACTGTCGAGGCATCAATGAGATAGAGTAACGATATCTATGATAGGTATCAATCAATCGTTCCTGATAGGGCCAAGGATGATACAACATACTACCCTTAGTAGGGTGTTGTATGTAAAAGAAGTTATCCATAAAATATAGATAACCTGTATCCGGGTCACAGCATTTGATAAAATCCTGTAGTTCTTTATCAGTTTTAAAAACTGTTTTAGTATAAGGATTCTTTACTAGTGATGGTGCGTTACTCAGTGGCTTACTCATAGTGAGTATTTATTTGGTTAATAACCCGTTTATAATTAAGACCAAGTGCCGGCTGCTGTATTAGCACCAATAGCACCTAGTGGCATTAATCTAACATAAGAACCTGCATTGATAGTCCAAGTTACAGGAGTATTTTGATCCTGACTTACCATAAAGTTAACATTGCCACCTGTAGTAACATCAATCGTACCTTGGATCGTAGTATGCGTAAATGTAGCGGTATCTGCTACAGTTTGTGCAGTTGTAATTGCCGCACCAGTAGCGTTCTGACTCATCATCGTGACACCGGCTGCAGGTGTGTCTATTGTTGTAGTCTTGTTAGATGTTACAATGTAATTGTGTTGTGCTACTGCCGCACCTCCACCTAATGCTAACGCATAACTTAAAGTACCTGCCTTGCTACATTGTGAATTGAATAATATTTCATATTGATAGCGAGTGTTTGATGC